CTAATTCTTGAACCATTCCGGCTCCCCTACGTTGTAATCCTTCAGCCACTTCGCGAAGATGCTGGTCATATACCAGTTGCCCTTGAGCACCTTGAAATAGTTCTCACCGAGCGTGAGTATTTCCGTCTGCTCTTCCGGGCGCAGCAGGATCAGCAGAAGCAGCTGCGAGCGGATGCCATCCTTCTTGATCTTGGTCAGCTCCTGCTTTATCAAACCGAGGTCCTTGTCCTCCTCGCGCTCCTTCTTCTTGTCGAAGCGCTCAATGAGGAACTTTATGAACAGGAGCAGATTGCCGCCTCCGAGAACAGCGATCAAAACATCCTGATTCATGACTTCACCTCCTTCAATCGCACAAGCATCCTTACCGGGCGCTTGTTGAAGTAGGTCGACACCCACGCCATGCTGTTGACGTGCCCGCCGGTCGCATAAATGTGCTGGCCTTTGGTGTTTTTGCCCATATAGACCATGATGTGACCTCTGCCGCCCGTGTATGCTATGATGTCGCCCTTCTTGATCTTGCCGCTTTTGGCAAGCTCGATGACTGACTTGTTCGGATACTGGAGGTCGAATATCTCCGTGTGCTTCTTCACATAGTCTGCCTGCGGTCCGTTTATCTTGCCTGTCTTGAGGTCAAGGTAGAACCACCAGCCGTTCTTGAATACGCCCATCCTCTGCAGTGCCACCATCGGCAGGGCGATGCAAGTCTTCTTGATCTTGCTGTTCGCCACAGTCGGCGGATTCACCCACTTGTAGACGGCCTTCTTCGACCACTCGCTCTGCTCTTTCAGCGCCTCGATGAACTGCTCCACAATGCTCGGCTTGGCATCCGGCTTGTGCGTCTCAGTGTGCATCGCGTTGCCCATGAACGCGGCGGTCCTGTAGAGCCCATCGGAGTCTCTCATATAAGCTCCGTAGGTGAATTGGTGGTTATCCTGCTGCTCGATCCAGCTGAGCGCCTTGACGCGGTTGTCCGTGGTATCAGTCACGCCCTTCATGTAGAAGTCTGCGGCATAGCCTTTCAGGTGTCCGCTGTTCGGCACTCCTCCGACCGCCGTGTTCTCAGCCTTGCATCTCAGCCCGCATGTGATGGTCATCGGCTTGCCGTAATGGTCACGTATCTTCTGCAGATGCTTCAGCTCCACCCTTTTCATGTATGACGGATATCCGCTGCAGCGCCCACAGGTGCACTTGAACTCTTCCGGGCTGAAGTTCTTCGTATAGGTGCGGACATTGTACCAGTGCCTAAGAGCGCGGTCTGTCGTCTTGTTGTACTTGCCCGTGATCCGCTTTGCGTCCTTGAAGGCTGTACGCTGGAACTTCTTGATGTTCGTTGCGTTGTAGCTACCGAGACCGAGCGCCGTGAAGCGCTTCTGTCTCTGCTTCTTAGTTAGAAGAGCCATTCACTCGTCCTCCTCTTCCTCCTCATCGTCATCGTCATTATTGTCTGCCGGCAGCTCGTCTATTTTCATGTGCTGTTTGAATAACTGGTGAAACCCTACTGCCGCAAGTCCAGAAACCATACCCTTGACGACACCTTCGTAATCAACACCAAACAGTATTAGACCACTAAGTGCTCCGATAAAGCACAGAATCGTAGGAATCCACTTATCGTCTGTCGGCATCCATCTCTTCATTACGAAGCCGATGCAGAGGCATGCAGCTGTGATGATCGGCATTATCATTCCGTCAATAAAATCAATGTCCATTTTTGTTTCCTTTCTACGCTATGCGTACTGCTTTAAGATTTCCATAAGGACTATCGCACGACTGAGCGGATTTCGCTCTTAAATAAAAAGTTGTGTTTGCAGTAATGGTTACGATTCTCATCGTTCTCGCTATGGCGTGTGTACCAGCCGCTACATAAACCATTCCGCTTCCTTCGTCAGCATCTGCCGTACCCGTGCTTGTCGGCGTAATTAAGACTCTTCTTGTTCCAGCTGCTATAGATGAGCCATTATATGAGCCGTTGAATGAGTTATATCCAGTTATCACCCATGTGCCTGGGGTTAACGCAACAGACGCTACAGTGCTATACGATGTGCCTACAGTCCCGGCTCCAGATGCCCTTGTGCCGTTTACTACGGTGCCTATTGCCGAAACATGACCTTGAGATATAAATCCGTCCGAAGCAGTTACCGTTCCTGTTACGGAAGTATCATCGTTTATACTTACTCCGTTTTTGCTGACTATCGAAACGCCGTTACCCTCAAGATACGTTCTGCCCAGCTCGTTGTCATACGGTCCCCAGCCGATGACAAGCGCATTGTTATCGTTCAAGGATACAAGCGAATTGAAATCCCCATTCGTATCGTATCCGGCAAGCGACGTATTGTTGAACAGACGGATGCTGTTGAAGAACTTAGCCGCCATACCACACTCGAACATCGCCTCTGCGGAGACTCTCCCGAATGCTATGCCTGTGCCATCATCATTTATGTCAATGATGAAATAGACGCGAGATATATATGTTGTTCTCGTTACATCAGCATGCGAGTCCCCACCTGTCTGCGATGCGATCTTTATCAATGCCTGAACATCGTAGTAGCCAGTGACAGAAACTGCGGGACTTGTGATATATGCATCCACAAGACCATCCGTGCCCGTGACGGTGGTGTATGTATAGGAAGACGCTGAGCGTAATTTCAGCCCAACCTTAAAGGTCATTCCGAGCGTGTTCCCATCCTCGATAGCATCGGTGTAGTTGAACTTTACATGTGCTACCGTGCCCTCTTCGTCATCCTCAACATAGGCGCTTGTATCAGCATCCCATCTCGCTCTCGATGCGGTAAGGTTGCTTATTGTCGGTGCGACGTATGTTGATTCCCAGATCGCATAGAAATTAATCGTTACGCCATCGGACACACCATTGCCGTTGTATGACGAGCCAGCCTCACGGATCTGCGTACTGCCCGTACTTGATGTGCTCCACCCCTTGAATACATATCCCACTCGAGTGAATGGATTCCCCGGAAGTGTTACAGCCTCGTTGTGCCATTTTGTTATGTCCGATGGTGCTGTTCCAGTACCGCCATTCGCATTGAATTTCAGAGTGTAGCGGTTCTTTCTTGGGATGCTGAACGATTGTGCCTTGTATGACGAGTTTGATGCCGTGGCCTCATCTGCCCAGGCTCCGCTTTTTAGCGAGTGTGTTAACATCCAACTAAAGTCGCTCATGATGCGGATAGTTTTGGATGTCGCCCCCGTCTTTGATTTTTCGTAAGTATAGGTCTTGGTCAGAAGTTGCTTTGACGAACCTTTAGAAAGAGAAAATGGCGGGTTTATGCTTGCCGACCCAAAGTCCCCTGCAGGGTCATCGGAATAAGCCGCATCATATATCTCGACTTTGCCTCTGAATTGGCTCCCGCTTTCGAGCGATATGGCGTTGCTCGTTGCCCTTATTCCGACTTTGCATGATATGCTGTATGTATCGCCAGTCTCTGATGTCTCATAAGTCAGATATACTTGCTCAGCAGAATCAATTTCGAGAAGCCCGCCTCCATATGGATTGACATTGCCGTATACTGTTGTTGCCATAATCACTCCTAACTGATGAGCTTCAGCGACAGATGCCCATTCGACCGCATTACCCAGCCAATCTGACCGACCACATCGCCTGTTGAAGCATCGACCGTCTGCATGTAAAGATTCGTGGCTACAATATCAGAGCCTTGGAATCTTTGGTTATCAAGATATGCTACCTCGTTGCCATCATTGTTGAGCGACAGTTTAGTAGGCGTTATCGTTACATTGTTCTCGTTTTCCTTGCCGATGCGTGCGAGACTCGATGAGAACTCCGAGACCACCGCCTGTGTGGAACTCTCAACTATTCTCATGCCATCACCGTCTATGTCAGTCCTGTAGCCCGTCTCAACACCAAGAACATGCGAACCGTTCGTATCGTGCCAGAAATAGTTTTTCTGCTCATCTATGTCGCCCTGCGCCGCCTCTGCCGCCGCTTGTGCTACCGATGCCGCTATGCCAGCAGTATTTGCTGAATCTACAGCATTCTGCGCATCTCTCTGTGCGGAGAGAGCATAGTTTTCAGCTTCATCAGCCGCTATGTGCGCCCGCTCTGCATCAGCCTGCGCGTTGTTTGCCGCTTCAAATGCTGCCGCTGCGGCGGTGTTCGCATCATTCGCCACCTGTTCAACATTCCGAACTCTAACGACTCCAGCAGACGGATTTGAATAGTTACCAGCTATGTACAGCCTGTTGTTGCGCCACTCGACCGTGACCGTGTCGCCTGGCTTTACCTCTGCAGACGTGGACGCTGTTGGAGTCTCCCTATCACTTCCGGCAAGATATACCCAAACAACGCCCTCGTTATCTACCCGGGAGACTGTAGCGCTGTACGTTCTCGTCGTATCGACTGGCTCATCCTTTATCGCTTTTATGAAGTCCTGTACAACGTTTCCGTCTACCATAAAGAAACCTCCCTTGATGCCCTTTCGCTCACCGTAATGCCCCGACCACAGCTGATTGACTGCGATTCGACACGCAGGTCGCCCATCAGCCCGTCTATCGATGCCCGTACCAGCGAGTACGGATAAACATCCGGGGCATACTCCCTTTTGTATGAGCGCTCATCTTTCAGGATACTCGCCTTTTTCAACATTCTGTTGGCATACTCTGCATGCGTCTCACTGTTGACAGGCGTAGGCGAAGTATTGACAGAATCCACATAATAACCTCTGCTTACAGACGATACCGGGCTGTCCGGATCATCATTAATGGCTATCGTTACATTGAGGCCGTCCATGACTATGTAACGGTTCGGTATTTCGCTTGTGTCCGCGGAGAAGTCGATTTTGTTCAAAAGGATTCCCTTTCGCGCATTATCTATCGTAAGCGATGGCGAATAAGGTTTCGGACATATGTGGACGATCCCCCTGCCATCTATCTGGATCACAAACTCTCCGGCATCAAGAACGGCCCACGCCGCCTCGAGGACAGAGGACCCAAACTCATGCACTAAATGCTCGTTCAAGGTGAATGAGCCCTCGACAACCACCGGGGCGTTTATCGCTTCACGCAGCAGCTCGGCTGCATACTGTGCACCATCCACTCCTGCCGGCGCGTACTGGCCTGTCACTATCGTTGTTGTTGACGCAGGGTGCAAAACAGAAAAGCCATCTACTTCGTGGACAGTTCTTCCGTAGTCCACCTCGCCACCTTCTGTCCCGAAAAGAAGAGTGGCGATATCGACTCGTTCAACATCGCCACCCTGCTGGGCTGTCATTACTATCCGGTAGTAGCCGGTTTCAAAATCCCCGGTCACCTTCAGACTCCCGGACTCTATAAGGTCGCCATCGGCCGTCCTTGTAACATCTGCGCTGTCAACGCTGGTCAGCTTTTCAGCATCTGCCCAAGTCTTGCGATTTACCCGGAATATTCTCCATGTTGCTGAATAAGGCTGGCTCCAGTTCATGCTTCTTCCTCTTCCTCAAAAGTAAACGGTATCGGCAACTTGAACTCTCCAGTCAGTCCGATCTCAATCGCGTCCAATGCGATTTGAGTTATAGCCGCATTGTTTTTAGACAGATCCTTGACGTCGACATTCGCTTCGAATGCGCTCCCGTCAGGCAATCTCACGAATACCGGCCCTGAATATCTGGCAAGAAGCCTCGCCTTTTCGATTTCTTCCGGCTGTGCAAGGCTTATAACGTTCGAGTTGAATGAAGATTTTCTCTCCACTTTCTGGTTCCAATACCCGCCTACAGAGCCGTCCATATGGTAGCGTGCCTCAAAGTCTTTCGCGTAGCTGTCTCCCATTGTCAAATCGTAAGGCAGCTCGAGGAACCCGTCTGCCCAGTCAAGCCTTATCGCCTTGTTCGGCGCCGTATATTCGATATCCGTGAACGCCACATCTCCATCAACAGAGCGCAGCGCGATCCTGTAATACAGCGTCAGGTCTGTCCCGAACGGCGCATACTCATCAATGGCTGTGTAGTCAAGCGGAAAGCCCTCGCCTATCAAGCTCGGTTTGCTGACGTCCATTCTGTAAATGTCATAGACATCCGTTTCAGCTGCGTTCTCCGGTGCCGTGAGCACTATCTCTGCAACGCCATCCGTGACCGTGACCGTTGCCTCCGGCTCGGGTGCCTGATGGGCCCACTCTACTCCGAATTCGGCAGCCATCTCGTCTGATCTCAGTTTTGTAGCCCTGTCCTCTGCCATGACGGACAAGGTGTAATTACACAGATCCCAGAACTCGAGACCGCCCGGAACAGTGACCTCCGCAGAATAGACGCCATTCGACAGCGTCCATTCAGGTTCGTACACATCGCTGTGAATGGTGTCGCCCGCCGTCTGCCTCATTATTCCCTGCGGGAACTGACTCGATGCGCCCTGGCTTGCTATGATCACGATCAGGTCGCACTCCTTGTCTGCCGTTGCCGTAAAGCTGAACGGCTGTGCTGTGAGATTTGATACACCCAGCGACAGCGTAGGCGGCTCCACGATAGTGACGGCAAGGTCGTCACTCGAGACGAATCCGCTGCCTGTAGACGCCTCGACATGGAATGTCAGCGAATTGCTGACCGCCCATGCCGCAAGCGTTTCTGCACTTATCTGTGTAGAGCCGATGCTGCCCTCACCGCCGGCTATCTGCGTTCCGTTTGAATCGACAATGCGCCATGCTGTCTGCAGTCCGCCCGAGAGCGTCCATCTTACCGTCAGAGGGCTCCCGAGCGCTACATATCGCTCGCATGTCGCCACCACCGAGGCCGGCACCTCGTTTGGGATAACCGTAGCAGTATCCGAATAACGCGAGTATGTTGTACCGCCCTCGCTCTCGAGATACCTTCTCGCCCTGACATAATACTTGACGCCTTCGTCAAGATTCTTGATCGTGACCTCTGCGCTGCCTGTATAAGTTACGCCGCCCGATGTCGTTGAACCATCCGACCAAGTGAACTCGAATTTCGCTGGCTCCTCGGTCGACTTCCAAGCATCTTCCTGATCCGACCACGTCAGCTCTGTACCTGTCGATGCTGGTGTGCCGTCATTCCATCCGAGCGATACGACTGCAGAAGTCCCGTCCGTGCCTGTTTCCACAGAGAGCACTTTGATGCGGTCATCAGCAGATGTTGCCGCCGGAGTCTCAAGTGCCGTTACCCTAAGCGGCTTCGAATACTGGCAAAGCACAGCCTCATACAGATGCCATGTCTTTACTCGCACCCATGTGTACTTGCCCGCATCCGGCACCAGCCCCGTAAGAGACATAGTCAAGCCTGTGCACTTGCTGTCATCTACTATGCCCGCATCCGACCATTGAGGCTGTGCCGCATCTATCTCCGCCTCGGTCGCATATGTGACATTTGCCAGATATTCCAGCTTCACGCCGTCAACAGGATGCTTTGCCGTGCTGTTCGTACTGACGCTGACATTCAATGTGCCCGTGCTGTCCTTCCTGGACACCCGTGGATTGCTTATGGACGCTTTTGCGGGATAACTTACATAGCAAGTCTTTTCCGCCCAGTCGGATGCCCCTGCATAGCCCCTTGTCCTAGCCCTGAACTTGACGGAGATGTACTGCGTGTTCTTGTTGTTGACAAGGTTCTGATAATCTATCGCATCATACTCTCTTGTCAGCGACAGGTCCTGTGTAGTGCCTGACGCTGCGATACGTTCGACAGACTCCTGCCTGCCTTTTACGACTACCTGCCACTCGGTATCCTCGCGCTCCTGATAGTCCTCGCCGGCATTCGATGTAATAGTCGCCGACACCTTTCCGTTCCCGGTATTGAACGCCGGGGCCGATATGGCCGGTTTTCTCGGGGCCGTGAACTTTCTCGTTTCCGTTGCGCTCGGACCATCGCCCTCGCTGTTGTACGGCGTGACTGTCACCGAGACTCCGGTCAGTTTGCTGGGCGTATATGGATAGAACGATTGTCTGGTATATCTTCTGGAGATGCCCACGCCACCGTCTCCGACAAGAGCCGTGAAATCATTGAGATTGATGGTCGACTCTTCCTTTGTGACGGCTATGCTTTTGTTCACGACAGGGTCCGGATTGAGGTGGGTAGCAAGAAGCCGCCACTTGATCCTGAGTCCTGTTGCGCGCCTGGCATTAGTGTCTTTTTTCAGATCGCTCGGCACGCTCCAGGTCGCAGTCATCTTATGATTACCTGACTGTCTTTTCGGTGCGGCCAGTTTTTTTACAGCCAGCTTTGGCTTTCCCTTTATTGTTACCGCCATCAGATCACTCCCGCCATCTTATACCTCTGCACGCCTCGTGCGATGTCCCGAAGCATATCGTTTGCATCATCTGATGCGTTGTAGTTGAGATTGATGATTATGTCTCCGTTGTTGCCGTTGGTTGCTTCTCTTATATCCTTCATTAGATTTGTCCGTCCATACAGCATCTCGTCTCCGGCCTCACCCGCCACTTTCTGTTCAAAGATAGTCGGCCTTGTGAACATATATGGCTGTGACATAGCTTTTGCAAATTCCTGAGTCCTGACGCTCATGTTTGTTGACGCCCCACCATCGCCGTTCTTGCTGACGCTGACGCTTGGCAGCTCCACCTTGCCACTGAACAGCTTTCCGAGGCTGAACGGGAACATTCCCTTGATTTTCTCAATTATTCCCTTGATGATATCTACTACGCTGTCAAACTTCTCGCGGATCCCGGTCTTCATCGATTCGAACACCTTTAGAGCAGCCTTCTTGGCTGCAGTGAAGCCTCCGTGGATCAGTTCCTTGACAACATTCACGATATCTTTGATGAGATTCTTTATTCCAGCAGCCGCGCTTTTTATGCCCTTGCCTATTCCTTCTATCAGAGTCTTGCCGAGCTTCAGCCACTGTATTGCCATGAAGACATCCCATATGGCAGCTATAATCTTTGGCAGATTTGCTATGATTACCGGGATCGCCTTGATCAGGCCGGCAACCAGGTTCTTTATAATGCTGACTCCGGTTGCGAGGATCTTTGGCGCGTTGTCATTGATAACGCCTGCAAAATTGGATATGATCGTCGGCACAGTCTCAACTATAGTCGGTATGTTCTTGATGATGCCTGTTGCTATGTTCTTTATGAGCTCCAATCCGGCATCTGCCAGCTCTCCTGCCTTCGATCGTATGTTGCCGGAGAATTCCATCAGGTTCTGAAGAGCCGACTTTAGCATCTGCGGGAATTTGGTCTTTACCGTATCCGCTGCAGATTTCAGAGCATTAGTCAGTTCCGGTACCAATGTGTCTATTGCTGTTGAAACAACTCCCGGCAGACCTTGCAATATGTTACCAATGGCCGGGATCAGGTTGCCTGCGGCTGTGACAGCCGTTTCTACCAGATTATTCATTGCCGGTCCTACATTCTCGCCAAGTACCAGATTGCCCATCAGATCCTGAGCTGCGGCCTTCATCGCGCCAAGGGATCCCGAAAGAGTCTCTTCAGATTCCTTTGCAAAGTTATTTTCATACTGCGATGTCCTTTCCATGAACATCTGCATGGCAAGCTCGGCCTTCTGTGCATTATCTGCAGTATTCCAATCGAAGTTGAGCCCTTTTTCGAGCGCATATGCCTGAAGTGTCGTAGCATTCATGGCGACGCCCAGGTTATCCATCATCGTGAAGTTGCCTTTGGCAGCTCCTGCGATCGACTCCATTGCCATCGATGTATCGATGCCCATGACTGAAGCCACATCTGCCGCACGCTGCATGGCGTCTTCGGTCATCTGCAGTGCTTTTGTCTGCTCTACTCCAGAGCCCTGGAACAGCGATCCCATTTTATTCGCCGTTGCCATATAGTCCGAAGCAGAAAGGCCCATATTCTTATACGCCTGAGTCGCAGCAGTCTGTATTTTGCTTGCATAATCTCCAAATACAGCTTCTGTACCGCCTAGGTTCTGCTGCAGTTCTGCACCGAAATCCAGTGTCTTCTTAAACGCAGCGCCAATGCCCGCGCCAGCTAAGACCTTTTTCAATGTCCCTGCGAACTTGTTGCCTGAGCTTTCTCCAGCCGTCTTCGCAGCAGGGTCGAACATCTTTATAAGGTTGCCTTCCAGATCCCGTGCAGACGGAACTACTTCGACCCATGCTTTCCCTAATTCTGTTCCGGCCATGTTCTATACCTCCTCGAGGGAGACGCCCGCTATGATCCGGGCTTTCTCTTTTTCAAATTCATCGCTATTGCTGAACACTTTGAACTCCTGCCTCTTGTTCTTTTTGTCAGCAATCAAAAATCTCGGCGCGATCCGTTTGTCGCTTTCCGAGCTCCACATATCTATGATCGTGGCCAGCAGCACGATATCCCACGGTGCTATCAGACCCTCTCTTTTCAGTCTTATCCGAGAATTCACACCCAGCCCGGAAGCAAGCACTGCAAGCAGCGGCACCGGGATTTCCCTTATATCGAATATGCGGTAGGTCTCCGCCATATCACATATAAAGGCATCCCGGTCAAGCGCAAGCATCCGCGCCAGGTCGATCAGTTTTTTGTTTCTTTGTCCTCGTCAGAAAGGAACATATCATTGAAGTCGCGCCACATAAGCTCTGATACGACCTCTCCTTTTTCGTTCCTGTTTGTGTTCTTCCATTCAGCTATCTGTTTTCTGGTGAACATGGCACGGACTACGGCATGCATATCTCTCGCAAGGATCACTGTATCCTGTGCTGTGATCTTATCTTCCGGGATATCTCCAAGTTCCATTATCTCTGTGAGCCAGTCCATTACCTCCCAGTCAGCCAGCTTTTCATTCTCATATTCATACTTGAAGCCGTTCTGCGTGACGCCTTTTACGATCATTATTTCCTCCCTTCAGCGATCACCCGGGCACAGCGTACCCGGGTGATAACGATACTTTAGTTTGACGTGCCTGATGCAGGTTTCTGGATATATGTCTTATGATTGAATCCGGCAGTCGAATCGAGGAGCGCCGTTACGGTAAGGTCATAGCCTACCACTTCGTTTCTCCTGTAAACTACTTCACCGATCTCGGATACCTTGCCATCAGGAATGACTATCCTCTGGTATACTCCGTCGCGCATTATGGTCTCAAATACCCATACTGCCTCTTCAGCTTCGCTGCCGTCTACAACGACCGCGATACCGTCTGCAAGTGCTCCGCTCACCTTGGCATCGCCGTAAACAGCCTTGAGCACATCTGTATCCAGTGCGTCTATCAGTTTGAACTGGAACCTATCAGTTGTCTCAGTCTGTACAGTTAGTACCACTGAGCCTCCCATTTCCCTGATTTCTTCGCTTGTGCGCTCATAGTTGTTTGTGAAGCCGTCTTCACTGAGATAGCCCAGAGTCTTGTAGGCAGCTGCAAGAGCTGTAGTTGCATCCGTCGGCAGAGTCGTTCCTGATGGCGCTCTGTACACTACACCGGCTACTCTTGGTTTGGCGGCTGTTACAGTTTTTGGCATTTTTCTGTCCTCCTAGTAATGTGTGATGTCAAACACCGCCTGATAGCGGTGCTGCTTCTTTGCAATATTTGAAAAGTTGTAATCGGAAATGAGGTCACAGCCTGCGATCTCATCGAGCGTTTCGATGCCCTCCATAGCCAGCTTGAGCTCCTCGTTCAGGTTGGCAGCATGCAGTTTGCTCGGTCCGTATGACTGTATCGCGATGGTAGACGTACACAGCCAGTTGTCGGTGCTGCTCCCGGTCTTATCTACAACGAAGTATTCTTCAGGCGGATCGTTCGGAACTTCCGCATATACATGCCCGGTCCCAAGAGAAGTCATTAGATAATTTATTATCACTGCTTCGATGTTCATTTCCTCACCGCCTTCAGTAATGTGTTGTTGTCGAGGTTGTCCTGAGCTGCTTCCTCTGTATCTGTCTCGACAAACGCCACCACCCTGGTCCTGCCGTACTTGACAGTGTAGCCGTCGCCGGCATTCTTCTGTATGCCTGCCGCATTCGTTTCTACCGCGCTGCGCATCTCAGGGCTTTTCAGCAGCCTTCCCACTCCAGAACGATTGAGTTCGAATCTTACTCTAGACATAACGCTCCACCTGCACTTTTCTGTTCCACTGAAGCGGGATCATGTCCTCGATCCCTTCAGTCACAAAGCCAACGACCTGCCAGTCCTTTCCAAAAAAGCTCACTCTCCGGTCTTCCCAGTTATGAGTATCACCTTTTGGTATGCCCAGTTGGTATACCACCTTCCTGCCGGTCAGATCGAGGATCTCCTGCGCCTCTGTACTGGAAATCGGAGCGACCAGCACATTCTCTATATCTTCAGGTATTTCCGTGTATGTCGGCTTATTGAACGCATCCCTGCCTGTCTCTACCTTGTTGTGCAGTGTAACGGTGATCCCTCTAATCATCAGCGGCCTCCGTTCCCGGAACAAGTTCCTCAAGCGGACTGTATGAGCCTATCCTGCTTCCACCGCCTAGCAGCTGCTTCTCTGTCTTCGACAGATAGAGCTCGCCAGTGGCACCGCTCCCCATAGTCCAGGACTGCGAGTATCCAAGCGCGGCTATACTGCCCTGTGACGCACCAATAGGGACCCCTGCAGTCACTCCGTCACCGAGCGCCCTGATAACCATGCGGCATGACACCGCGAGCTTTGCGTCTGCTTTCGCTTCGCTGTTGAAGCTATCTATCAGGACTGCAGCATCATCGAGCAACGTACAGCAAGCAGTCCGCTCCTCGGAGCTCATAGTCCTTGTCATTCGTGCCTGAACATCTGATACCTCTGCATATGTCATCCCGATCACCTCTGCTTTTTGGTTTTATTCGCCGGCTTCTTCGGCTTTGCTTCTGCGGGCTTAGTGCCGGAAGCGGCGGGCTTGTGACCCGCCGCCTTATATTCGTCTACACGATCATCTGCTACCCACATCACGCTGCCGGTGAGTCTGTTGATAAACTTGACCATGTCTGCCTCCTACTCGTACTGATAATAGCGTGCCAGATGTCCGCACCTGACACGGGGATCCATCCAAATGTCTATACCGTAAAAGCGGGCATTCTGACAAAAGTAATAGTCCTCGCTCAAGGTAGAGCCGTCTGCATTCGTGACGTACTGGAACCACGGGTCGTCAAGCCTAGTAAATACACTTGTTTTAACGAGCGCGCAGGCAAATCCGCCGCCTTTTACAAGGGTCCTCTCTTCAGGGAGGTCTCTGTAATAGTAGCTGTCATGGTATTCCTGTGCGCCCAACTTGATGATCGCCGTCTTACCGTCCTTCGTGTTCTTTCTGGGACATACGCCCAGGACCACGTCTGCCGGAGGGTCGAGCATCAGGTCCAGCGCGTCCGGAGGGATGATCGTATCGCTGTCCACCATAAGGACATAGTCATATCCGCCCAGCTGCGCCAGTCTGGTGATCTCGTTCCTCGCAACAGCGCAATCGTAGCCTTTCACGAAATCAAAAAACAGGTCGTGATCAGACCTGAGGTTGTATATCGCCTTGAACACTTCTGGCTCGATCGATGCGAATGTCGGCACTGCTATCAGTATTCTCATGATTCCACCGGCCTATGCTACGTGGGTCCTGACGATCTTGTTGAACACGTATGTATCAGCTATGAAGCCGACCTCGATCTCTGCCTTGACTGCGAACATGTTGTGCTCCCAGAGGTTGACAGCCGCGTTTTCGATGGTCAGTGTGGCCTGATTGCTGATATCTATCTTTACGCCTTCAACTGTGCCGTACATCGCCTTTGTCCAGTCGCCTGCGAAACCGAGCACGTCCGGCTTGGCCGCTACGTAACCGCTCTGACCGGATGTGCCGGATTCGACGTTGCCCGCGAAGTACAGGCCCTTGGAGTAGTATAC